TTATGTTGGACTATTCCCCCTTTTGATAAAATTTTCTATTTGGTGAACCAGTGCGCATTGTGCAGCCCACCAACGCAATTCATCGTTTGTAATATTCTGACCCAAAATACGCTCTGTAGTCACAGAGCGTAAATGAGCCAAGACCGTTTTTCCGGCATTACCAGAAAAAGCGTGCGCATATTGTTTTTCAATTTCTGTCATTGCATATGCCCTTTTATATTGACATTTCTTCGCGTGCCATTTGTGCAATTGGTGCAATATATTTTAATTCAGCATCAGAATGCAAAGATATTTTTTCTATCAACCCGCGACGCGACAAAATTTGAAGTCCACGTTCACACAATGGTCTGATAAATTCATGAAGCAAGCGACCGTATGTAGCTCCCAAAATTCTTACCATATCAGAATTACGCGCCAAAATTTCTGTTGCCGTCATTTCTTTATCTGATAATAGCCCAAGTCTGTCTGCCAAAAGACTGTGTCTTATTCTGTCGCGCAAATCATGCAATATAATTTGTGAAACATCAAAATTAGCACCACTGGACAATGGTGTTAAACCAGAACTGCCCACTGCTTTTGGAATAATAGCGCCCGGGGTCAAATTGATATTAGCAAGATTGATAACTCCATCATCATCTGCTTGCCATATACCACTGACCGCGATTGTTGCGTTTTTCAAAACCAATTCCACAACTTTATTAGCAGTCTTTATATCTGGCAACGCGCGCAATACGGGTCCACGTCCGTATAATTCCCCGCTTACCAAAGACCAACGAAAGATTATATATGGGTTCGTTTCAAATGTGCCACGCGCTACAATATTATTTTCAAAATCTCCGCCAACATCTATCCACGCTGTAAAATCTTTACCAACCAAAGACTGCACCAATCTTATCGGTGTTTGTGGGTTGTTTTTAATTGTTTCTTTCATGTTTTGGGGCCAAGTAATAGTCGGATACTTTTCCATTAAATCACACGCAGACATAGATGTTGTATGAAATACTGCGCCCGGTAAAATTGCAATATCAGTCATTGGAATCGCAGTGAAAGAAAAAGCAGAATCTGCACCCAGTGGGTTTTCTGCCATAAACAAACATGCTGTGCCTAAAACAACCAAGTCCAGATAACATTGATGTATGGTTGTGTAGAAATTAGAATCGTTCAAATGTGCACGCAACATATTTGTTGCATTTTCTGTATCCGGAGATAATTCACTTTCCCTTACCAAGTTTATCCAAAGCGATTCTGGTGGTGTCAACAAAGAATACATTGATGCCGCCAAATTATCGACTGCATCTGACGCTGTTGCGTCAAACAAAGTTGCCGCTTCTATATCGTCCATGGGAATAGTATAACGCATGGCTGTTTTCCACCTGGAAAGCCACACTTCTCTTTCGTCCAGCGCACGTTTATATAGTTGCATAAGATTTTTTTGCATTTTATTTCCTTTTTGTTGGTTAAAGTTTGAATTCTGTATTTGCATGAATAATTTGATTTCGAAAATTGGCTGACTTTACAGGTGTCGCATTCATAGCCAACGCTCCTGCAACCGCATCCAATCCGTCATCATGTTCATTTGAGCCCATTGGTGTCCAAGCCAGCATTTCAGATAACAACATTGTTTGTTTTATCCTTTCGTGCATATAAAGACGACCAGTGGTCAAAATTGGCTCTATCGCGTTTAATATACGCGTTTCCTTTTTTGTGTGATTAGAAATCTGAATTATGTTTATCGGTATGTGTTGTTGCACTGCGATATTACGAATGATTTCTGGCAAGGCATTACCAATGCCGTTTATTTCTATGCCGATCCTGTTCAGATTGTGTTCTTGCATAAAACGCAAAACTGTTTCACATTGATTCGCTAGCGGATATAAATCTTCGTCAGAAACAGTCGTATAAAGCATATCGTGGACAAATACCGTTTTGTTTTTATCGTCACGATAAACCAGTGCACATACACTGCCGTCTGATTTTACGCGTCCTGATGATGGATCCCAATAAAAAGACACACCAGATATTTCATGGTCGCCTATTTTGGCAAAGTGGCTATTAAATTCGTTGCTATAAAAATTGATAGCCCCTGGATCTAAATGTATCCGTTCAGTTGGAACATATTCTAACATCATTTGAGCGGAAAAATGTCGCGGTCCAACAATAGTTTCTAGTTCGTGTATTTTTTCCAGCGGAAACATCTCTGGCCAAGCCGAATTTCCGGCACTATCTATTATCGGTATTTTTATTTGTTTATACCCTCTTAAAAAAGGTGTTGAATTATCAAAATTTTCGTTTAATCTAATAGACATGGACTTTACCCCGAAAACTTTACCTGTGAATCTAGAAGCAGAACAAGCGGTTCTGGCGGCGGTTTTGATGGACAATCGTGCACTGGAATCTGTATCTGAATTTTTAATGCCCGACCATTTTTCACACCCTGCACACAAAGAAATTTACAAGTTGGCGTTGCGTCAATTCGCTGTTGGTATTCCGTTTGACATTATTACTGCCAAGACTTATTTGGAACAACAGGGAACGCTTGAATCTGTGGGTGGTGTTGAATATTTATCTAAACTGGTATCTGCTGGTTCTACTGTTGTAAATGTTGAACATTACGGACGCATCGTTTTTGATAATGCGCGTCGTCGTGATTTGATACACCTTGGTCAAGATATTATTGATGATGCCTATACCGAAGATTTGGATAAAACTGTCAATACCCAGATAGAATCTGCGGAACAAAAATTATTTAATTTGGCATCTACCGGTCAGTCCTCTCGTAATATTGTCACATTGGGCGACGCGTTAAAAAGCGCGCTTGAAGAAGCACAGATTGCATACAAAGCAGACGGCAAATTGTCCGGTTTAACAACTGGGCTGGACGATTTGGATAAATCAATCAGTGGTCTGCATCATTCTGATTTGATAATTATTGCTGGACGTCCTGCTATGGGTAAAACGACATTGGCGTTGAATATCGCTTTTAATGCAGCGAATGCTATATTAAACGGACGCGCGAACAAACAATACAAAGGCGCCGTTGTGTTTTTCAGTTTGGAAATGTCTTATCCACAATTGGCGGCACGTATATTATCTTCGCAATCAAAAATACCTTCTTCACGTATGCGCGAAGGGAGCAATTTGACAGATGAAGATTTTATGAAAATGTCGCAATATACCGATGCTTTGTCCAAAGTGCCAATTGTCATTGACGACACATCCGAAGTATCTGTTCCCGCAATCAAAACGCGCGCACGACGCATCGCAAGACAGTTTAATGGCATCGCTTTGATAGTGATTGACTATTTGCAGCTGATGACTGCGCCTGGCGGTAAACGCAGCGATAATCGTGTCCAAGAATTATCTGAAATCACGCGTGGTCTGAAGATACTGGCAAAAGAATTAGATGTGCCTGTGATTGCGCTTTCCCAGTTGTCACGAAAGGTTGAAGACCGCGATGACAAACGCCCTATTCTTTCCGATTTGCGTGAATCTGGCTCTATCGAACAAGACGCGGATATCGTCATGTTTACTTATCGTGAAGAATATTATCTTGAAGGGCATTCACCAGACCAACGTTTATCTGGCGTAAATTCTGAAAATGTGCAACAGCACTGGCAACGCCGCCTTGACCAAGCACGCAACAAAGCCGATGTTATTGTCGCAAAAAACCGTCATGGGAAACCAGAAACTGTGCACTTGTCATTTAACGGCGATTATTCATTATTTGATAATCTTCAATTTGGTTCTGCACCTGCCCCAGATCAAGATTTTGGAGAACAGTTTGCACAACCTGCCGCATCAAACGAACAGTTTATTGATGATATAAATAATATACCAGATGATATTATTTAATTTTTTCTTGCGTAGTTTATAAAAATTGACTACTATTTTGTCAACATGTGTACACAAGGAGTTTATCCATGGCCCAAGAAGAAATCATTTTTCCAAATAATATTCGAAACATTCGCGCTGCCAAGGGAATGAAAATGACAGATTTGGCAAAACGCGCTAATTTGTCTTTGTCTGCTGTTTCGAAGATAGAAAAAGGTGTTCGCAGATTAAATCAAAAGCAATTGTTGAATGTCTGCACAATTTTGGGTTGCAAGTTGTCTGATATTTTTATTCACGAATCTGATGCGATGGCTCAAAACTGGCAAAAAGAAATCAAACGCCGTTTAACAGATAACGAAGGCAGCGGTTTGAAAGTCTTTGGTTCTGGTTTGCGAAAAATTCGTCAACGCTCTGAAAAGACAATTGCCGATGCCGCACGTGCTGCGAATATGACGCTGTCTGTGTATCATAAAATCGAAGTTGGACAACGCGAAGTCTATGAAAACGAAATTGATGTTTTGGCAAAGGCTTTTGGTTATACTTCTTCACAGTTGTTTGATGAAATCGCAAAACTTTACACCAGCGGTGAACTGACAAAGCAGATAAACAAAGTGACAGAACGTGTTAAATCTGTTTTAGAACCAGGCAACCCTGTTTCTGGGCTGGACATCCATGGTGGCTTGTATGGCGCCCAATTGTATGATAATGCACGCAAGAAATTGGTTCCTGTGTTCGGCACACCAGACGGCAAGTGTATAAAGTTGAAGAAATCTGATGAAACTATGATTGTTGCACCAACAACCCTCGAAGGACGCAGTGGTATTTACGCGGTTGTTCCCAATTCTCGACGCTCGGGTGGGTTTATCCCAGATTCTGCGCATGTTTTTGCAGATGCGAGTGTCCAACCAAAGGTTGGCGATTTGGCGATATGCATAAACGCAGATTTTTCAAAAATGAAATCTGACGATGTGGCAGAAGCGCAAATTGCCGTTGTTCGCCAAGATACACACGGAAAAATTTATGGACATATATCTGGACCCGAAGAGAAGATAAACGCAAAAACAATGCACAAAGTCGTAATGGTTGTTATGCAATAGTGCCACATATTGGAGAGAGAACATGACACAACAAGCACATATTATCGCACAACGTTTATTAAACCTTTACCGCCAGGCACATGTTATTGACGGTGGGTGGGCTGCTGTGAACAAGGTTTTTATTGACGAATCTAGTAATGCCCAAGTTATAGAAGAACTTCAAAATATGCCAACTGGTGCGCGATTGGTTGCGCATATAAATAATCTTCGTTCCAAAAAAACACCTATGAATTCCATTGATAAAGATTTGCTGCCGTATGGCGGTCTGATGTCCGGGCAAGAAACAGATATATCTTTGAATGCGGACGAAATTTCCGAACTTAGGGGCGCGCTTAACAACTTTCAACCTACACTTGACGATTTGAACAGTATCAAGCGCATGGAATTAGTTCGCAAATTCGGTAATGACTGGCTTCAAGATATAAAAATCGCTGTTGCGAGCGATGCCGATTTGTCTGCGAAGTGGAAGACGGTTGTACAAACAGACAAAGCCTATAAAATCTGGGACAGTGCACACCAATTATTATCAGAAACTTTGACAGAACGTAATCGCGCCCAGATTCAAGCAGATATGCCGGAATACGAAACATATCTGCCTATGTTCGGTGATTCTGGTAAAGAAATGCTTAAACAGTTGCGCACTTTTATGTCATCTTTGAATTGATGTTTACTCCGTTTTATATATGGTGTCTTTTGTATGCGGCGTCCCAATGTAAATCATTGCACCTGTTGGTGAGAGAATAAAATCTAGTTCCCGCAATCTTTCCCGCAGTTTTGTTCGCTTTTGAAAAGTATCACAAGTATTTGGGACTTCGACATCATCACAAATTATCAAATCAGACCGCATACCTGTTATGTTTCCCGTTATACCTTGGCATATCACAGATGGTTCGCGTATGCCAATTGGGCGTTTAATTGTAATTTTATGACTGCCCCACTCTTTTTTTACATCTGGCAATATGTCGCTACAAAAAGGATGATTTTCCAGGATATTTTTTATATGCGACACCATACGAGAAGCCAGTCCAGATTCCGCAGACAATATCAATATCCTGGTATTTGGATTATGATATAAAACACATGCTGCAAAAACCCCTACCACGGTAGATTTCCCAGAATGCCTGAACGCAGTCAAAAGCCCACGTTTCGGTTCACAATTCAAAACGTCTATTAAAAAGCGCATTATTTGCTGATGATGTCTTGGCGTTTCAAAACCCAAAATTTTATTCCATTCGTCCAAGAAGCAAAAGGCATCTGTAATACTTATCGTTTTCATTTGAAAGGTGCTTTTTAGCCTGGTATTTTATCTATCTTGGAAAGCCATGTTTTCAAAATATTTGGCTTTTTTGCCTTTATCTTTCTGATTTGTTCAATATTATTTTGCTTTTTTTCTTCGTACGGCTGTTCTGTTTCTTCGCGCAATCTTTTTAACACTGCATTTTCAGATAAACTGTTCCCAGAATTTCCACTGGCTCCATATTTTGCCCTTTGTTCTGATAAAACTTTCTTTATCAGATTTGTTTTTGTTTTTTCATCAGACACAATCTTGGACAATATTTGTTGGCGCTGATTTTCTGCTTCTTTTTTGTCTTTATTATAATCTAAAACTTTTGTCACATCTGACACTAACTGTCCCATAAAATTCTCCTTTGGTTTTTATATTAAATAAGTTCCTTCTGTTGCGACGGATAATATAGTTGCTGGTAATTGTTCATCACTGGATATTGTCCACAAAGGTTCTATTGTATCAAATTGTGTCCCCAGTAAATTCATAGACAAATCGCCAGTATACCCAGCACTGTCATCAGCATATACATCATTAGGTATTTCCATACGATGATTGTTCACGAACAAAGTTTTTGTATTCATAACTCGCAAAGCTAATTTCCTTAACCTGATTTTATTTGGAGCATGTCCGTTCACAATCATTGGCAAAGCAGATATTTTATATGAAAAACTATATTGTCCCGCATCATCAAGACAAGAAATATCAAATTTTTCAAGATAGTTCGTATTACCACGTTTCACAATAACATAGGTTTCGTTTTTTATAACCGCAACATATTTGAATTTTCCATCCGTAGTATATCTGGTCCATGCGGCAACCTCTGTATTTGCGTGCTTATTTAATACTGCGATATAACCATCGTTCATAACAACAAACAATTGATATGTTCCGGGGTTATAGGCTATGCTGACCGGGCTGTTCATTAAATGCTTTGAAAAAGTGCACAAATCTGTTGCATTATATTTTTCATTTATTGTATCCAGGTCTAGTTCACGAATATCTTTACCAGATGCAGAAATAAATACTGTGCTGCCGTCTATTTGTTGTGGTGGCAAAAATGCAGTTGTTGAACACCCAACCGAAGTGTGTTGTTTTATATCAACATTCGAAGGCGTCAAAGGCGAATTCAATATCGCCCATTCTCCAACAGAAGTCAATATTTGCAACGCATAACTGCTTACCAGTGTACATATTTGATGATGCTGGGAAGACAATAAAACCGCATAAATCGCTTCATCGTTTAACCCTGAACCAACATCAAAATTGTTGTATTCACCCACCTTGGACATCCAAATATTATTTGGCAATGCAGGTGTTCCACCAAATACCAATCTGTTTTGATGAAAACATACAGATATAGGCCACCCACGTCTGCTGCCAAAAGCGGCTTCATACCAGTCATTCACAGGACTGTTTGGCAATGTAAAATTACCATTAGTATAAACTGTCGCGGCGCGCGCGCTTTGCACAGATTCAATTATCCATTGTTTATTATTGGCTAGTAATCTGGTGCCAACCCATGTATTATCCCATAAATCAGCGTTTGCTGTAAAAACAGCATGATTATTATCAATATCACTGTTTGTAATGGTAATCGTAATATTTTTTGTGTCTTCAAAACGTATAAACGGTATGTTCACGCTGACATCAGCATTCATATAAAAAACAAAATTCGTAATTTGAAAGTTTGATGATGTCTTGGAAAATACTTGTGGTCGATAGTTTGGATGAACAAAAAATATTTCATTAAACCTTTGCACATATTGCAATTTCTTCAGGTCTGATGCGTGCCATGGTGCAATAAGAGTTTTTATCTTTGCGTCATTTTGAAAAACATCTATGCCACTTTCATAAATTACCAATAAATATTTTTCTGATTCAGAAATTATAAAAGGAACCAGAATTGCATTATTTGATACGTTTTTGATTTTTTTCAAACCAAACCTACGCCTAAGGCTCCCAGATTGCAAAACATCCATATTTTCCAACTTTGATACACCTGCGGCATCAGAAAGCGCATAAAATTCAGGTGATATTTCACCGTTGGAAAAAGAATATTGTGTTTTTATAAATTTTCCCATTACGCAATCCTTTGGTTAAAATCTGGAATTTATCAAAGAAAATTCATTTATGTTTGATTGACGAGATAAAGTACTATCTACGAATTTTGCTGACTGGTATTCTGATTCGTACAAAGATGTCATCATACGAAAAACGTTTGCATCCCCAAGCAGCGGTATACAAAATTCTGTTGCAAGTTTTGCGGCAACCAGTGTTGCAAAATATCCAGGAAACTTTTCTGGTCCTGTTTTAACAATCGCTAGAATTTCCAATGTGTCATCAGAAATTATAATTTTATCTCCGTTTATCTGACCTTCGCACTTCAAAATTCTCAACACATCAGATGGAATTACAAAATCTCCGTCTGTATTTCTTTGCAATGTCAAAGATTGTGTTGCAAAACGCCATGGAAACATACACAACAAAGTATCTACAACCGGATCAAACAAAGTTCGCGCCAATTGTGCTGCTGCTGAATCTTCGGTCCAAGATTGAATTGGTTTTTCACCAAATTTTAATAAAGCCATTGAACATAAATCTATTTTTGTAAACATGATTCTTCACCCATTTATTAAAAAAACGGGCCGAAGATTCGACCCGTTATATGAACAAACAAAATAAATTAAGATAACGCACCAACAGTGACAACACCTTCTGAAACAGTTATCGCTTTGATTGTTGCGCCATTTGACCCATTGATTAAAATGATGTCACCGCTGTTCATCAAAGTTTTAACACTGGAAAAATATCCCGAAGCAGTTATTGTTGCCAATGTTGCGTTTTCTTTATAGTGCCACAAAGTAAAGCCATTTGCATACGCTATCACAGATAAATTTTTATTTTGAAAAGCCATTTTGTTTCCTTTTGGTTATAATGTTATGCCGCATCATCATCACATTTAATACGAACAATACCTTCGGCATCAATCAAGACAGCGCCCTGGGACATGCTGTTGCTGATAAAGTGAGCAGCACGTTCACCATGCCATGTAATATCTGTTTTAACTTCTTGACCGCATGCATGACCAATACTGGAAGCGTGGTAAATAAAGCAATCGCGATCGTCTGAATTTGCCAATGGCAGTGCGTTGCACAAAATCCAGTTGACTCCCAACCATTTTCTTGATTCACAACCATCAACCAAAGGCAATGAATTGCCAACATAATCAGCAGAAACAAATTCAGAGATTTTCAACAATTCATTCCACTGATGAACGCCAACTACTGCAAATCTGCGACCATCATCTGGCACATCGTTGGTGTTCAATGTTTCCAAAGCAGACATAATAAGCGCTTTTGTTAAACCTGTTGAATAATCACCAACATATTGTGTCGCATTATTCATAGCAGCAATAATCAATTCATCTGTTTTGCGCCCCAAAGCATAAGCCCCAGCCGAAGCAACAACACGACGTTCATCTACGTTCGTTTTCAATTCATCCAACGCGTCAACCCAATCACCAGCATAGTAATCTTGTAATGTGCATTCTACTGGTGTATGATTCAAATTCATCACTGGCACAATACCATGACGAGATTTAGTGCTGGCGATACCTTTGCCGACTTTTTGAAAAGTCGTAGAAGCCCCAACAACACCAGACTTGCTGCGAATTGTAGAGCGTAATTTTGTGCCCATTTGCTGATAAGCCAAATGAACATCTGCTTCAAATTGTTTTATAAACACTTGATCTACAGACATAGACAT